CACGCGCGGAACAATCTCGTTGTAGATGCTCTCCGGCGGCGGCTCATCCAGCATGCAGTAGTCGATGGTTGAGCCGGCGAGAGCGAGAGACCCTTGGTTGGAGGTTCGCACCCGAATGATGCTTCCGTTCCGGAAGCGCACCAAGGGGTGACGGCCCTTGAAGCCCTTCCCTTGGATGTAGATAGTGTCTTCGACGAGGTCCCCCTTGGGGAGGAGCGCCCATAGCTTCGACTGCACCGAGAGCGAGCTCTCCCAGCTCTCGACGATGATCCACGCCTCAATCGGGGCGGGACGCACGGGTTGGTAGGGGTGCCCGCCAAGGCAGCGGTAGATGCAGTCGACCAGACCCATGGTCGTCTTCCCGACCTGGTTCCCGGCACGCGCCAGGCGCATGTGTGACGGGTCCCGCAGGAACTCCAGCTGCGGCGCCGTCGGGGTCCAATAGGCGAGTGGGTCGGCGACCGTTCGCTTGTGGAGCTGGTCGACGGCCTTCGCAAGGTTGGCGAGGCCAGCCGTCACGAGAGCACCTTATGCCATCTCAGCTTCGCGGTAGTCGGCTGGTCTTCACGTCGTCCCTCGCGATTCGTCCATCCTCGACCATCCTTGCGGACGATACCATCGCATGACCATCCCGCGCCCCGAAGCGATGCACCACCCTCCTCAGGAAGAGTGTACGTCTGGATCTTCGTAAAACCCATGATCTTTGCGGCAAGCGCGGCGCGTCCGTACAGGAAACTACACGCGTTTCGCGTGCCATCCGTGACGAGCCGCGTCACCTCTGCGGTTGTATACTGATCGACCATCCGCGCCACCGGACGACCCACAATCACAGCGCCCACAAGCTTCCCATCATCATCTTGTGCGCCAATCGCGAATCGATACCCGACTACTGGTTTGTGGTGGCGATGCCAGATCTTCACCAGTTCATTCGCGGCATCGCGCGTCAACGGGACGGCCTTCATACGACCTGCACGAGGCGGGGACCGCGGCGCTTCATCTCGACGGCCTCTTCGACCTGATCGAGGAGCGACGGGGGAAGCTGCGCGATGGCCGAGGTGATGATGCCCACCAGCTGCACGTCGCTCATGCTCTCGTCGGGTGCGGCTTCCTTCGCGACGGCGACGTCGAGGGCCTCGCGTGCCTGCAAGGCTCGCAGCTTCAGCGAGCCGACGGCCTGCCAGCTGCGCGACTCCACCGCGCCGAGCACCGCCTCCTCGAGCTGCTCGACTGAGGCACGCAGGTAGTCAACCGTGGAGCACGTGGTCGCGTCCTTCGGCGTGAGGATCGTCTTCTTGGTTGCTGCGCGGGTTCTCATGCGTCTCCGACTTGAGGTCAAGTTCGGCGGGGAGGGAGAGAAAGTCGAGAAGCTAACGCGGTCGGGGGGGGTCCCCCCTGTATACATAGGGTGGAGACGCCCGCCGGGTGCACCATTACGCCCGACGGGACGCTTTCCCAACGCCCTGCAACCTCTCCCGAAGCCGCCGGACACCTGTAGCGTACTAGGGCGTTGCGGCCCGTGCAAGGGCACCGTGGATGAAGTCGAGCGCGTCCATGACCGAGACGCCGGGCAGGTACAGATCCATCTCGTCTCCACCCAGCGTGAGCAGACACCCCTCCTGCCCGAAGTCGGGCATGTGCGACTTGGTGACCCGCACCACGCGGCGAGCGTCCACCGCTTCCTCCCGGACGGTCCCACCCTTGCCCACCCACATGAGGTGGAACCACGGACCATCGCCATAGACCTGGTAGTTGATCCCTGCGTCGTTGCTCATCTTTCACTCCTCCTGGTTGATTGTGGTGGCACCCACCCCCTGCCCCTAGGGTGCCCCCTACTCTTTTTTACTATCTACTCTTCTATAGACTTATAGTAGTTATAGGTTGGGGTGGGGTGTCCCGGGCAGGAAGGGCCCGCCAAACCTACGTTTTTCGGGTGGCACCTTCTACGGAAAGGTTGCCACCGAGGATGGGACCGCTAGTCGGCGATGACCTCGTACTTCCGGATCTTGACCCCGTTGACCTTCCTCTCGACGCGCCGATGGGTCCCGATCCGCCCCATCATCATGCCGATGCGGGTGGACATGCTGCCCCACTGCGAGGCTGGGACCTCGTAGTCGTCGAGGAAGTCCGCAGTCGTGAAGTTCGAGTGCGTGCGTGCGAACTCGACGAGGCGGGGCATGAGCGGGTCTTGCGACTCGAACTCCGCGTTCTGCGTCTCGCGTGCCGCCTCGAGCTCGGGTTCGAGCCAGTGCTGCTCGCCGTTACGCCACGCCTGCATCGCCTCAGCCCAGACCTGCACGTACTCAGCCTTGACGAGGTCCATGTCGACCACGTCGATGGAGACGCACCACCATCGCCGGTTCCCCGTCGGGTCGTGCAGGGGTTCTTCGTCGTTCGTCGTCGCGATGAACGCGCACGTCCGCGGGACCTTGATGGTGTGCTTTCCGTACCAAGGACGGTACTTGTCGGTCGCCGACGAGATGAAGTTCTTGACCGTGTCCTGGTCGGCCTTCCTCTTCCCGGCCAGCTCGGCCAGCTCGTAGATCCACACGCCCTGCAAAGCGACGTACTTCTCCTTGGAGTCCCAGTCGATCTTGGTGTCGCTGAACCATTCCGCTTGATGCGCCATGACCTTGCACATGGTGCTCTTCCCCTTGCCGTGCCCGCCCTGCAAGACGAGGACGGTGTCCATCTTGCTTCCCGGTTCCATCACGCGGCGCACGGCACCGATGCAGGTCTTGCGCGCGTAGGCGCGATGGAGGGGCGTGTCGGACACCTGCGCCCACCGGGTGAGCCACGTGTCGAGGCGAGGCACGCCGTCCCATTCCAGCGACGCGAGCCACTCCCTGACAGGGTGGTAGCTGTTGTACGACGCGATGAGTGCAAGCACCTCGTTGGCGGGGTTCTTGTCGAACTCCACATCGTGACGCTCCGCGATCTGGAGACGGATCTCGGTCACGTCGAGGTCGGAGATCGACTTCTCATTGACCATGATGTTCTGTTCCAGCTCAGAGTACCGTACGGTCTTCGCGAACATCGGGTCGCCGCGGAGGATGCGGTCGAGGTTCTTAAGCGTGGGCCGGGGTCGGCTGGGCACGATGACCCCGTTCACCACGCGCGGCGGGAACATGTCGAGGGCGAGGTCAAAGTCCTCCTCCTCGGAGGGCGGGGCGATGTTGAGCGCGGCGCGCATCTCTTCACGGGTAGGCATGGGGAACTCCTAGGTGCACAGGTCGATGAGGGGAGCGATGTAGCTGCATGAGTTGACATGGGAGCACTTGGCGTGCCCGGGGCCTGCGATGGTCCACCAGACGGACCTATCGCCGCACTTCGGGCACTTGACGTGCCGCACGTGGCCCGCGGCCTCCATGATGTCGCCGGACATGCTGGCTCCCAGCGACACGCGCGCAGACGGGTCAAGGCGCAACATGCGGGCCAGCTCGCGGTCGGCGGCGTCCCGCGTCCACGGCACGCGCGGCTCAATACGAATGGGACGACGAGGGGGCGGCTTCGGCTTCTCCTTGACCAGATCGAGAAGCCAGTCCGGGGCCTGCGCCATCTCACGCGTGAAGCCAGCGTCGGTGCGAAAGGTGTAGACCGCGCCCGATCTGTGAACCGTCGGCGGGGCGCAGACGTAGCCGCCGTCCCCGCGGACATCGACCGACTGGATGCCCGCGGCCTGAAGGCCCTGGGCGTTCCGCACGACGGCCCCTTCCGTCCAGCGCCAATACATGTGGAAGCCGCGCGCAGTCTCGACGCCTAGCGTCGGTGCCGGGCCATGCTTCGCGAGCTGGCTCTCGTACCACGCGCCTGCCTCGGGGCCGTCGAGGTCAAGGACCCACACGCGCGAGGCGCTCCCCGTGGCGAGGCCCACGCCTGCGTGTGGCCAGCGCGTCCACCACGCCCGTACCGTGTCGGCGTCCGTGGTCGCCTTCTCTTGCCAGCCACCGAGGCGCGGGTGCTTGCCCCGCTGCTTCTCGCTGCACGACGCGCCCGCTTGGCAAGCGCAGGTCTGTGTGGCTGGATCTACTTCGTACAGGGGATGCACGCGCATCCCCGCCGCTGCATAGCGCAGGGCATAGTCTCTGTTCATGTACTCGCCGACCTTGCCGGGGGAGACGGGGGGAAGGGCTTCAGCCCCTCCCCCCTACGGGGGATCAGCCCGCGTCCGGCGAGGACGAACCTGTAGTAGCCGGACGTCCTCTAGCGCGCCACGCCAACCTGTAAGAAACGCTTACACGTTCCCCCGCGCGAGACCGTGAGACGTGGCCCGGAGAAGACCCTGAGAAAGGCACCACGTCTCACGGCAAACCTCACGCGCGGGCTTTCCGCTTCCTATCGGCTTCGCGCTTCTTCCGGATCTTCTCGAAGTTCACGAAGCGCATCACGCAGGCGTGCGGGCTCCGTCCCATGAGCTTCCCGATCTCCGGGTACGTCTTCCCTTCCCGGCGAAGCCTGTAGAGCTTCTTCGTCTCCGCGCCCGTCCAGGGCTTCTTCACGGCAAGGTGGATGCCGAGGACCTTCCGCACTGTGGTCACTGCGCGGTCCAGCTGGCTCGCGATGTCGATGTCTCGGACGCCCGCGGCGTGGAGCTGCTCGATCTGCGCGCGTTCTTCGATTGAGATCTGGACGTAGAACCGCAAGCCGAGTGTCCCGCGCAGGGTGCGGATGGCCTCTGGCGTCCTGTTGAGGGCGACGGCGATCTGGGGCGCCGTCTTTCCTTCATCGTGCAGGCGACGTAGCTCGAGCAGCTGGGAACGTGTCCACGGTCTACCTGGCATGCATGCCCCGCGTGCGCTTGTAGACGCTGATGACGTACCAGTGCCTGC